GTTCGATATAAAGGGGTATTGAATACATCCTGTTGAAACATATAATTTCTCTCATAAAAAGAATTGCCTATATCAATAAATACAGTTCCTTTTTGTGAATCTTCAAGTTTATGGGATTTCATATAACAATTAGAATTAAAATCATAATTAGGAGTCCATTGACCAGCTATAAATAAAATATCCCAATCAACTTTAATATTTTTAATATTTTCAAAAACTAATTTAAGTTGGTTAAATGTTTGGTCATGGACCATGATATCATCTTCCAATATCAAAGTAGATTTTTGAATGTTTTTCCATAAGTCATAATGACTTAATTTACACCCGATTTCTCCTAATACGACTTGTTTGTTGTCAATGAATTTCAATAAAGAGAGAAATTGTTTATAAAAAGGCAAGTTATTTCCTTCTACCGCAGAATATCGATTGAATTTAATTTTTAATTTCTCTCTACAGTAGTTCAATCTATCTTCTCTTTTATCCAAATTAATAAGTGAACAAGGAAACAATTCTTCTTTTGTAAATTGATTTTCATCATTTAAATCATAGGCGTTAGGTAAGTTTTTCAAATGTCTTTCAGAAGTAAGTCTTCCAATATGTCTATTGGTTAATAAATTAAAAAAGGCAGATTTGAAACCAAAACCAGTAAATTTATGAGCATAATCCATTTCAAAAAATTGATTAGGACTATCAAAATTACCAATAGAGAGAATAGTAGAAACATCAACAAGAGAAGGACGGAAACTAAAGTTAGGCCAATAATAACAATTAGGAATATTAGGAGAGAAATTAGGTCTATAATCATGAATAACATAATCCTTTATAGAAAAGTCGACATGACTTTTGATGTTATAATTTTCAATAGTTTCTCCATAATTTTTATTAAAAAGGATTTGTTTTACATTAAGATGATTCATCGTGTCAAGACCTTTGATAGCATGGGAAATATAATCCATTGGATAATAAAATAAAAAATCATCTTCCATATGAATCCAATATTTAGGTTGGAGAGATTTTAATTTATTCCAAATAATATTCATACTTTCTCTGTGTCCTTTTTCACTTTCATTTTTGAAATAATAATCAATAAAGGAATATTTTTCTTTCATTTTCTCTCTATCGTCATTAGAAGAGTTATCATCGACACAAAACCAATAATCTATTTTTTCTTTGTCTTCCCATGTATTCAAAATAGAATTGACAGTTTGCTCAAATAAATCGAATCTTTTACAAGTAGTAAATGTTATAATAATTTTAGGATTAGTTTTATTTTGAAAATTGTAGGGAACATATTTAGTAAAATGTTTACGATTTTCTTGAAATAAAATATTCCATATAGTAATGTGAGAGGAAGACATGGATGTATCTCGGGAATTAATATTAAAAATATGACTATAGGACTTGAAAAGTTCAAAAGAATTGGAATCGTTTTTTATTTGAGGAATATAAAATTGTAAATTAGAGAATGTTTGGTTAATTTCGACGGGGCCTTGAAGACAGTTAATAAGGATTTTTTTACAACATTCATATCCGGATTCTCTATCATTAACATAAAAAGAAGAAATAGAATTAAAGAATTCAAGTTTATCATTATATTTATCTTCAAAAAGGAATAATTTATTTTCAAGATTTTTTTGATAAGTTTTATAATTTTTATAGAACATATTTACCATAGAATGTTGGCTATGTTTATAATAATATTCTACTGCATTAACAATACCTTCAATTCTTTCATGGTCATAATCGATTGATTTGGTAAAATATTTAAGGGAATTAGTATGATCATTTTTAAATTTGTATAATTCGCCAAGTTGATAACAAGAATAAAATTTTTCTTGAGACCAATTATTTAAAGTCAAAACCTTTTCATACCATTCTATAGATTTATTAATATTGCCAGCATCTTTATAACTTTGTGCACAGTAGAAAGCATATCTATTAGCGAGTCCTTGGTCTTTTTCTTGTTCAAAGCCTTTGGCAAGAATTTCAGCATCTTTTAAGTATTTGTTCGGGTCTTTACTTCTGGCTCCAGATTTACCAGATTCTAAATAATAATCTCCTGTAATAGAAGTTGATTTAATATTATTAGAAATTGGAGTTAAATATTCATGTAAAAGGCCGACCCATTTCCATTGTTTTCTATTATTAATTAAGAGGGGTCGGACATAAGTAAAGCCTTTACCAAATTGAATATCATATTTATCAAATGTAAGTTGACTAGGTAATTTAAAATCACCATGAATAGAATCATCAGCATCAAAAATGAATAAATAATCAGATTTATTATATGCTGATTGCAAAGCTAATGTTCTATTAGTGCCAAAATCACTCCATTCGTGTTCAACAAGTTCACCAGGAATATTTTTCATTTTAAAATAATCATGAATAATTTGTTTGGTATTATCTGTAGAGCCAGTATCAGAAATAACCCAATAATCAAAATGAATAAATTTAAATAGATTGTCAAATGTTTTAGTGATAATATGTGCTTCATTTTTAACAATCATATTAAGACAAATAGTTTGTTTTTCTATAACTTCCATAGAAATATTACTCATATAAGAATAATTAAAATAAGTTTTTAAATAAAAAATAAAAGTAATTCTTTTTTATTATAATAGTATATATGTCATTTACGAGATTTAATGATGATCCATGTAGAATAAAAAAACAAAATCAAGAAGCAACTGGACCTGGAAGATATATGTTAAATAAACCAGGATGGGGAGATAAGCCTTGTTTTATGGATGATCCTCATATTAGAATGGAGCAATGGGGTGCAAATTTAAGAACTGATTCAATAAACTTAGAAAGCGATTTAATGGGATTATCTATTAATTTAAATAGAGATTGTAAAACTTATAAATCAGCAGAGGTTAAATCAGATAAAATGAGTTTTCCCAGTTGTAATCCTTTTACTGAACAATCGAGAGTAACAGATCCGGCATGGTGGTATAGAGATTTAGAACAAGTGAATTGGTATATTTTGCCTTTAAATCCTCAAGAGAATACCTGTATACCTTTTCAAAATAATTTAAATACAAGAATATTGGAAAAGGATTATTTTGTTGCTACAGCCCCTTGTGTATCGAAAGGAGGGTGTGATGTATTAAGTGCTGAAGCTTTTAGTGGATTTGGAAATAAAGATGTAAATAATTGTTCGAATACAAGAACATGTGGAACTATTAGAAAATAAATAAGTAATAATTTTTTATAAAAATATATTACATATATATAATGGAATTAGCAGTCCCACTAGTAGCATTAGGAGGTTTATATGTAGCTTCAAATCAAGAAAAAAAGAAAGAGGGATATGAAAATATGGGGAAAAAATTTAATGATTCTCCAGTTCCTCCCCCTATTAATTATCCAAAATTAGCGCCTGTTAGTCAAACAAATCCTAATAAATATAGAGATCCTAATACAGTAACAGATAGATATTTTAATCCAAAAGTTTATCAAGAATTTGCAAATGGACCAGATCAATTTGGAAATGTATCTAAAAGCAATGATTTTAAAAGTTTAACAGGAGAAACAGTTGAAAAGACTAATTTTAAACATAATAATATGGCACCATTTTTTGGTGGAAGAATAAGAGGTAGCACACAAAATCCAAATATTTCAGAATCAGTGTTAGATAATATGAATGGTAGTGGAAGTCAACAAATAAAAAAACAAGAGCAAGCACCTTTATTTGCTCCTCAAAAAGACATAAGATATGCTAATGGTGCTCCAAATATGAGTGATTTTTATCAATCTCGTGTAATGCCTGGATCTAAGATGTCAAATGTAAAATTATGGGATGAACAAAAGGTTGCACCTGGATTAGATGCTGGTTATACAAGTCAAGGTCAATTAGGATTCAACTCTGGAATGGCTGCTCGTGAGAAATGGGTTGATAGAAATGTTGATCAATTAAGAGTAGCGACAAATCCAAAACAAACATTTGGTTTAGCAAATCACGAAGGTCCAGCTTATAATTATATTAAGGCACCTGCAACTCAAGAAACCCAAGGAAAGGTTGAAAAATATTTACCAGATACTTATTTTATTAATACACCAGACAGATGGCTTACTACAACAGGTTTAGAGAAAGGACAAACATCAAGAGCTATTCAAGTAGATAGAGCTGTAAATAGATCAACTACTTCGATGGAATATTTTGGTGCTGATTCTAATCCTGAAGGAACAAAAATGTATACTCCAGGAGAATATGAACAACCAAAAAGACCTCAATTAGCATCTAATCCTATATCCAATTGTAATGCCATAGGAAATGGAGCTGCTTCAGAAGGAGATTATGGTGTTTCTGGATTTAAAAATACTCCGAATAATCGTTCAACTACCAATACCTCTTATTTTGGAGTAAATGGATTTTTAAGAGCAGCAGTAGCTCCTTTAATGGATGTCTTAAGACCATCTAGGAAGGAAAATGTAATTGGTAATATTAATCCTACCGGTAATGTTCAACAACATGTTTCTGGATTACCTGTTTATAATCCTGCTGATAGAACCCCTACAACTATGAGGGAAACAACTGAGGGTAAGTTAGATATGACACATTTGAATGTAGAGGGACAAAAAGATGGTGGTTATACAGTAGCAGTTCAACAACCAGTTGAGCAGGAAAGAGACACAACAAGCTGTCAATATTATGGAGATGGAGGAATGAATAGTGGTGTAGCGTTATACAATGCAGCATATAATCAACGAAATAATGTAAATAAGACATATAAGAATAGACCAAATCAAGGAGGAATGTCATTACTAAATTCAGAAGAAAATATTCATATTGATAAAAATGATTCAGATAGAAATAATAATAGATTATGGGTAAGAAATGGAAATTCTGGAATTAATGGCGCTATTCCATCCATGGAAACATATGGAAAAATCAATGTTCCACAATATTATGACAATTGTATTAATTGTGACCGTATACAACCAGAAATATTAAATGCTTTTAAGGAAAATCCATATACCCAAAGTTTAAGTAGTTATTAAACTTGTTCAAGAGCTAATAATTCTTTAAACTCTTGTCGAGTTAAGTGTTTTTGAAAGTCTAATATATAATCTACATCATAAATATAAGAATCTTCACTTCCGTTATCGATATCAAGATCTAAAATATATTTAATACAAAATTCAACAGTTAATTTTTGAGTAGCTAATAATATTTTTTTATTTAGATTATGAATATTTTGTTCTAATAAATTTATAGAATATGTATTAGGATTAGCGAGTAACTGGTCGTCTGTTAAATTCATCTTATAATACTTATCTACATTTTAAATATTAAATATAATCAATTTTTATTTAATATTTATTTATATTAACTATAATGAACAGTTTTATACATTTTGGATGTTGGAACAACTTAAATGTGAAAATAAAAAATGGAAAAGAAAAAGAAATAGGATGTTTAAAAAAAGTAATGAAATTATTAGAAGCAAATTTAAGTGGAGTAGATTTTATAGTGATTGCTGGTGATAATTATTATCCAAAAAAAGAAAAAACTATTGAAGGAGAGAAAAAAAAACTTATAATTCCGAGTAAATTAGCAGAAGGATTTAATTTATTACCGAAAGAAATACCGATAGTTATGATTTTGGGGAATCATGATTTAGAAACAAATTTAAATCCAGAAAAGCCAAAATTATTTATTGAAGAAACTGTAGAAGAAAGTAGATCGTGTAGTATTTTAGAGTTAGAGAATCAATCAAAAAGAAGCAATATAGATTATACATTTTTTAAAGATATAATGATGAATAATGGAACTTTGGTATTAATGATAGATAGTGATGTTTATAGTCTTGATGCTGTTAATTTTCTACCATGTTATAATATTTTTCTATCCGAAAATTTTGAAAGTATCGAAGAGGTAAAGGAATACCAATATAATTTGATTTTTCAAAAAATAAACCAATATAATGCGATAGGAAGTATAAAAAACTTGATTATAATAGGTCATCAACCAATTACAGGTATTAAATATAAAGATGGTGTAAAACAACCTCCGTTAAATGATATACCTTATTTTAAACCGATATTATTGGAAATTTATAATTTATTAGGAAGTGAAATAAATTATTTTTATTTGTGTGCTGATTTACATTTATATCAAGAAGGTTTAATTACATTAAAAAATGAAGAGGAGCAAAAAGAAATGAAAATAAAACAATTTATAGTAGGAACTGGTGGAACAGAATTGGATGAGGCTGTGCCAGGGAATATAAACTTTGTATTTTCAAGTGAGACAATAGATTATCGAGTGATAAGTTCAAAACAAGAATGTGGAATTTTAAAATGTGAAGTAGATGGTTTGGAACCGAAATTTGAGTTTATATCAATAGAAAA